CTGATTCACCGATTTGATCAAAAATAGGATCAATTCGACTCACGAATGGATTTTGTTCATATTGACCTAATCCTCTTGGAACTTGACCACCTTGAAGGATTCTCGGCCCTTGAAGACTCATGAACATCAAAGCGCCTCTTACATCTTGAATCGAGGCATGGGCAGCACATCCAATATCATTCGCAATCTGATCAACTCGATAAGATCCGCCTGAAAAATCACCTGATAAAACGTGAATAGACTTACTTTGAAAGATAATGAAAAATTCATTACTGGGGGCAATTCCTGTTATTCTATCTCCAACTATATCATTAACGATCACCTGATTGTCAGGAATTGGAAAGTACTCAGGGTTTTCAATGTCTGAAAAACTTACAGTGTTTACTTCAGAAAGAGATCCAGAGACTGCAAGAAGTCCCTGGAAGGAATTGATATATCTTCCTTTTGGAGGGGGGCTACGATCCGTAGCAGGTTCTACATACACAGCCCCTAGATTAGCATCTGCAATATTATCTCTATAGGTCTGAGTGCTACTGAATGAATTATTGGGAAGTTCTACTAAATCATACCAGACAGTCGGCGTACTTGCTGAGTTCTTGGATCTGTATAATCGAATCCTTAAGTTATTTGAAATGACTGCATTGTCAGCTACTGTAACCGCTGCTCCAGAAATGGTGATTGTGGTTGAAGCAATTGCAGTCACTGTGCGTTCAACATAACTTGCGCTCACTGCATCGTAAAAATAGGCAGTGTCACCCACTTTCATGGTGTGACCTGTGCTGGTTCCATTATCTACTGTAATGGTCGTAACTGTGGATTGAGCCCCATTCACTATTGCACAATTAGTATTGTATCCACTTGCCGCTAATACGTTATTCACTGTGACGTCAATTTGATTGCCGTTATAATCTACAGTTGACGATAAAATCCAATTCCCCTCAATCTCGTTTCCTTGATTGTCTTTTTGAAGAATGGTGACTTTATAAGAGTAATTATCGACTCCTAAAACTCCTGCAACAGTAGAATTAGCGAGAGAAATAGCCCCACAACTAGGGACACCAGCATTGTATACGTTTTGACCGTCATACTTTTTTACCGAATCGTATCCGTTTGAAAGATACAGAATATTATAAAGCTGAACTCCTGATGTATTTTCAAAGTTAGAATCATTCTTGTATGTGGAATTTCCGGGAAAAACAGTACTCGGAGAGTTGAGTTGAGTCCAGTACCGTGTAGTTAATGAAAGACTTGTTGCCTTGAGGTCATAATCAATGGTTGTATCTAAAAAAGCCGCAGGCATTGTACTGACAGTTGCAGACGATGAAAACCCTGTTATCGCGTTAATAGCTGAGACTAGACTTGAAACAGCTACAGGAGATCCTACGTCAAAGCCTAATCCTAAGCTATAATTAAGAACCTGACTTGTTCCTTCATTGATTTGACAGCGATACTCTGAGTTATCGTCATCATAAAAGATACTGAGAGAACAGAAACTTGCTGATCCTGAATAGGTAACTGTAAAAGTACTTTCAGAAAGCTTGTGGCAATTACTATCAATTGAGATTAACTCAACTGTTTCCGCTCCAGTTGTGGTGTTATATGTCTTATAAGTAAAAAGACCACATCCACCTTTGGTTACTGCAGAAGTTTGAAATCCTTTGAGCTTTTCTATGGATCCAGTGTTTGTGAATTGAATATTTCTCAGTGCGGTTGCGTACTGTTCAGGAAATTTAAGATCCGAAGACTTGTAGTCTACGCCTGCAAGATTTTCGTATCTCTTAACAAACTGATATTGTACCGCCACCACTCACCTCTAAAGTTCATAACCCAAGTAAAATGGATCAATAATTGGAATTCGGTCAGGATCGTTGTCAGGTTCGGAGAATGCCATTCTCAGGGTATTCTCAATCTTGCTCATCAAAGCTGCCACTTCTTGTTGATCTGTAGATGAATCTCTAACAAAGATCCTCATATTACAGTATTCAAGAAGGTACTTTTCACAGATGTCAGGAAGTTGAGAAAGAATGGTTGAATATTTTCCTCTCAAAACATAATCACCCACTTCAATGGTCTCACCTGATTCAAATGTAAATCCTGGAGTGATCGTAACCACTCCAGTGACGCCATTGACTGAATCAATTTTAATATTTTGCATCTTGATATTACCGTATTTATCGCAAACAGTAATATACGGTTGCTCATTTAAAGCATCGGAATCTAAAGAAACAGAAGTGCTTAAAACAAGACTTGTAATAGTATTTGTGGTTAATGTGACTGAATCGACTGTACCCCGAGTAATATCAAGATAAGGAATAGTTTTTTGATAGACAATTCTCAATCTTCCACCCTGTTGAGGGGGGGGTTGAATGATTAAATTTGATCCTTGTCTCAAATAAAAAGAGGGATTTCCATTTATTCCGTCAATCCGTTCCTTGAGACTTCCTTTTCGTATCGGATAGAAGTCCTGATCCAAACCACTAGGACTATAAGATATATTATCAATTCTAGTGCCCATGTAACAATCAGAAGGAATCGCATAAGTTTCATTACCGATAGTTACATCTTGATACTTTTCAGTCATCAAAATTGTAGGGAATAATGAATTAATAATAGAATGAATTTCTTCTTGAGCGTCATTCAGTGCCTGCAAAAACTCCTCATCCTGTACGCCAGCTGTAGGAGTCCAGTCCGTATTTCCTGTCGCCCTTCTTGATACTGTGATGAGTTGTTCTGCAGTTCTCATTATTCACCTTTTGGCTTCATTTTTCCGATGATAAAAGCAATCTTGGTTTTATCCATAGGTGATTTTTCTTCTTCATAGTCTTCGCCTTCAGATTCTTTCATGTCTTCTTCTTCTGGCATACAACACTTTTCAAGAAGATGCTCCATGCTCATGTCATACTTTTCAGCGATTGACATTAATTCAGCATGCAATTGCTGAACTTTTTTAAGGTCTTTAGCGTTAATCTCTTTTTCTTCAGACATTTTTTCTTGATCCATCATCATAAAATTTTCCTTTTATGTTAAAGCTGACCTATAGTTTTCCATTAAACGCGTAAGTGCATTTGCTTGACCTTGTTGAGCAGATTGAATCCCTCTAATTTGAGATTCTGTGGCTTGTTGTTCTGCTTGAGCTGCCAAAGCTCGTTCTTGAGCTGCTCGATTTGCCGCATTCTGTAACAGCCCTGTTACTAACATTCCAGCAGCTTCAATTCCAGCTCCGCCAAGCTTAGCTTCTCCTGATCGTTTTTCAGCAACTAATAATTTTTGATCAGATAATAATTTATCTTTTCTCTGTGCATCTAAGAATTGAGCTAACAAGTTTGTTTGATCCATATTTATTTTCCTAAAAGAGCGGTTCTATAACTCTCAACAAGATTACCCAATGCTCCGGTAGTTCCAGCAGTTGCAGACTGAATTCCAGCTTGTTCTAACTGTTGACTTTGTTGCAAAAGTGAAAGTTCTTGTTGCTTTTGTGCTTGTTCTTTTTGAGCCTTAGATCCTAAAAGGCCACCCAAAAGTTGAGCTCCTACACTAATTAATGCTCCCCCGATAAAAGGATCCATCATTCACCTCAAGAATAGTTAAGTTCCCAGTCTCCATAATAAGAAGACCCATCATAATAAAAAGTAATAATATCTTTCTCACCGCTGCCAGTAGATAAGATCGGAGTTTGACCCTGTGGCCATTTGACCGCAGCAGGATAAACCAAATCTAATGGAGCAGCTCCTTGAATAACAATCACTTTATAAATCCCGCCAGCTATTGGGTTTGATAAAGTAAGCGTCACATTCCCAGTTGCTGAGGCAAGGCTCAACACTTGAATATTTCCATTATTCCAATCAAGAGTCTGACTTGTTCCACTTGGAGTAACAGTTGCTGCCTGAGTCAACGCTAGATTCTTGGATAACTTGGCTTGAGTCACTGCGTTGTTATCAAGCTTTGCCGTAGTCACGCATAAGTCAGTTAGACTAGCCGTAACCATCTTGTTACCGTCACCAGAGCCTGTATGGTTATGGTTAGAGATCTTAGTCCAGGTCGTAGAATATAAAGTACTCGACCAATTTCTAGTCCCAGACGTTGGGATGGTTAGAGTTAATCCTAAGCTAAGCGTTGTGTACGGCATTTATGCACCTTTGACGGGTTTTGGGTACTTGGCTTTTACTTCTAGTCGTTTTTGTTTCAACTCATTCAAAGCAGATTCCCCTCCATCAAAATAAGCATTGAGAAAAGCTTCAGGGGTGGGATACGACGCTCGACGGTTTTTAATACACTCCTGAAGCTCGTGATCATAGGTAACATCGAGAACTTCAATTGTATATTCTGCTTTTACTTTAATATAAGTTTTTAACTCACCCAGTTCATCTCTGACTTCAGTTTCCAGAATATCAGATGGATCAACTTCCTCAGACCCTTCTAGAATCCAACGCTCTGGTTTACCCCATGAAGTATTAGAAATACACTCTGCAATCCATGCGGAAGGATCTTGCATTTCTGCGCCTGCGGAAGACCCATTTTTGCGTGTAATACTTATTTTTTTCATAATTAATTACCCACTCTTACGATATTGACATAATTTGAAGCGGTGTTTGCTTCTTGTAATCTATTTGCTCCGTTTGAAATGTACATTGCAATACTGATATAATCGCCTGCGTTACAATTTATAAGTGCCTCAATTGGGCTGTACATATTACTACCATTTGTAAATCCAGTAGTTGTTAATCCTAAACGCATACCGTATTGAACAACCGTTCCATTTTTATAAACTAAGGGGAAAAAATCTAAAGCAGAAGCCGTACTTGGTATCACCGATACTAAAGCACTTACCTGATAAATTCCACTGACCGGAACTACAAACCGCCAAGTGCTAGTTGCAGTGAGAGAATTACCAGAACCAGCACCAACAACTGAGTTCGTCTTATCAAAAACTTTAGTTCCAAAATCAATAAATGTGAAAGAGGTGTTTGTTAAAGTGTTTCCCGCGGCTGTGTTATAAAAACACGCAACTGTGTCCGTCGCCCCAATTTGCGCAGGTCCTGAAATTCTAAAAATTGATGCTGTAAAGGCTATAGGTACTTGAGTTGTGCCTTGATTATTACCAATAAAAATAATTGTATCGCCAGCGTTACAAAAAACAGTACTAGAACCACTAGCGTAAATGTTAGATGTGCCACTTGGAACTCGATTTCCACCCAACAAAACTGATGATAAACTGTTTTGTTTATAACTCAACTCGTAATAAGTAGCAGTGTTTGATCCAGCTTGAATGCTACCAGAAATGGAATAATAACCAGAAACTGGGATTGTGTAAGTAGATCCTGACCAACCTCCATTAGTGTCTTTCACTATTGTTGTTGGAGTAATAGTAGTATTCGCACCCACGCTTGTTGAAGTTCCAGATAACATACACGCTACAACATTCGTCGCGGTGTCGCTCGACATGACGGAATTGGAAGACCAGCCAACAATGGGGACCATGAACGCAGCCTCAACGCTATCACCGTTTCCAAACGTAAAAGGAGCGGCTTGTGTGACGGCGGAACCTGCTCCAGTTGTCGCACTTTGATAAGCTATTAATACTGCTGTTGTTGAGCTATAAACTGGATAAGCTTTATAACCAAAAGTATTACTATCATTTAAAGTAGCTTGACCTAAAATGACAGAATATCCAGAAACGCTTGAAGTTAGTTTTGCTGTATCAATAACGAGGCCAGAAGGAATATTAATTGTTAAATTTGCAGAAGTTGGAGCTCCGCTACATGCTACTCGTGCATGAATTTCGGCAGAATCTCCAACACGTCTCCACTGCCCTGTGTATGTTGAGTTTGCAGTCCAAGACCCTGTAGGAGTATAACTTTGCCAATCAGTAATAGGTACACCTAACGAAGCTGGATTTGGACCCACTGAAAAATTATCAAATGCGAAGTCATATGCAGAAGTGGAAGGGGTAGTTGTATGCACTACCATTCGATAACTCGTTCCAGACGCTTGTGTTTGAAACGTGGCAATATAACTCATTTTAGTTCCAGCACTTGCTGAAACAATTTGATAACCCGCGGGTTGAATAATGACCGGAGTTCCTGAAGGATCTGCAATGATATAAACTGTTAAGTCTCCAGTTGTATAAGTTCCTGACAGATTCTCATAATCAAACTTGATCGTAATTGCCTTAGCAATATCTGCGTTATCAATTGTAAAGTCAGTTGCTACACCCTCACCCATGTAGTTTGCAGCGCCTTTTGAATAATTAAAGTCAGCTGCCCCTCTAAGCGGAGTAGTTGTGGAGCGAGTCCAGGTGACGTTAGGAGTTCCACCTGTTCCAGTTTTTGGAACTGCTCTCACCATTGTTCCGCTTCCGTTCGTGGTTAAAGCGAGAGCAGATCCGCCTATGGACGAGGCAAGTTGAAAAGTATTCGTGGTTGGGTTTACTACATAATAGTTCGTGTTAGTAGAGATCCCAGTTGTGCTCGTGATTGAAGTGAATGCAACAATTGACCCAGCTGCAATACCGTGAGAGTTGAGTGTAACTGTATCACCAGTATCTTGAAACGTAACTGAGTCTGTTTCCTTATAAGTACTCCATCCAGTCGTGTTAGTAGCTGCGTTAGGGTTTGAGATATAGTTAATCCCAGTTTGAGATCCACTTCCCACTTCAGTCCAGTTAGTAGAAGACCCTGAGTCATTTTTTCGATAAAGTTTGCCGTTAGAACTATTCAATAACAATGAACCAATATTGGCAGAAACTGCGCTTGAAGTTGGATCTGTTGTACTTGTGATAATATCGTTCCCACCATTGAGTGAGATTTGATTCTTGAGTGTTTTAACCGCTGATCCTGCGAATATGACTGCACTACCCATTTAAGTCTCCTTTGAGAGTTCTATTAAGAATAGAAGTTAACGGAAATTTCACCACTGTTTGCTGTAGCACTCACAGCCTTAATCGCTACACGAGTAGATGTCGCTATCGCAAGAGAGATGCGCCCATTACCGCCTGGAAAAATATAAACCTGGTCTGATTCTGATCCTGCCCCACCTGTTGCAAGAACCAAAGTTTGACCCGAACTATCAAAAATTTCTACCTCATTTACTGCCCCTGAAGTGGAAGCAAGTAATTGAACGTAAGCTGAAGTTGTAACGCTTGTAGAAGTATAATCTATGCGAGCCCTGTTTCTAACTGATCTTCCAACTGGAGTTACATTAAGAGTCGATTGATCAGAAGCGATGACCACTGGAGCAGATCCAGTCATTGCTTTTTGACCTAAAGATCCCAATTGTCCATCAATATTAGAAAGAGAAGTATTTCCAGTATCTTGTTTTGCCGATGTTGCGGCACCTACAGGTAAAGATACTGTGCCAGAAACGTTATTAATGTTCCAGGTACCACTCTGACTTACTGCTACTGAATTATTGGGAGAAATTGCCACTACTAAAGCCGGATCAGTTGGTCCAGCTGCAATTGATGAGGCTTTTACGGCTGCAGTGTTTGTACCATCATTTAACTTAGTGGTTTGAGATCCTAAAGTCGTTTGATTCGCGCTAGTAGCCGCACCAGTAGGTAAACTGACAGTGCCACTGACGTTGGTGATATTCCAGGTACCAGACTGGGTTGCTGCTACTGTTCCGCTAACGTCAGCTACTAAAGCGCCAGATGGATTTACCTTAACATTAACATATCCACCTCCACCGCCTGTGGTCACGCCAGTGATGACAGCGCGATTCAAGGAAGCTAAGGATAAATCTGTCAGACTATCTGTAATTTTTACTAATTGAGAAGTCGTACCAGCTCCCCAACAAGCCGTGGTCATAATCAAACTGGTTGCATCCGCTGACGTTTTTTTCACGTCAATCGTCATCGGAAGATTAGGAGTGGCAATAGTTGGGTTTAATTGACTGTTGGGTTGTCTTAAGACGTGAAATAAAACCCAATCACCATCCGGTGACATCACTTCAAAAAGAACAGGTCCGCTTCCAAGCCATGCGTATCTAATTCTAAATAAGTTACTGTAAGTCAGGTTAATCGCTTCAGGCACTCCATCACGAGTAAATCTTGAATTAGCTGCACCTGTCAGAGTGTCAATGTTGAAAGAAGCCTTTGCGACTGTTGTATCTGTAGCGGAAGTTCTTTTGGTAATTCCAAAACTTGTGCCTTCATAACCTAAAAAGAAGCCGTTGTTGGTATCATATATCCCAATGCGTTGAAAAGAATTTGCACTGGTTGGTGCCGTGAAAGAAGCCGTGAACACTGCATATGTTTCAGCGCCAGGTCGATAATTGACTGAAGCGACAGAAACAGATTTAGCCTCTGCAGAAGTAGCCGTTCCGCTTGTGTAAATGGCGTGACCATTTGAGTAAGTAATTGAAGCCCCGCCAGAAGTTGTATCTGTAACGTAGGTCGCTCCAGGGCTAGAATCAAACTTAACTTCAATTTGATTATATCGAGTTCCACCAATTGCAGCTTGAAAAACATCGATATCTGTATTGTTGACGTCAACTTGGAGTTGACCGAATTTATCCGTTTTTAATACTTGAACTGCAGACCCATCATACCCTGAGATAACCTTAGTCAAAGCAGGGAGAGCGCCTCCATCCGCAGCTACTGCGCCCTCCGTGAAACTTCCTGAAACACTGATGGTTCCGGAAGAATCCACCACAGGATACTTATGTCTTAGAATAGAAAAACTGACACCTAAAGCTGGCGCTGACGGTAATTTTTCGGCGAGAGTCAGCGAATTGGTGGCAACTGAATAGACTTTTACTTCCTGACCCGAAAGAGTTCCAGAAGTGAAACGAATCACATCCCCAACTTTGGCAGAGTGACCAGTTGCATTGACTAGGATGGTGGTGGAATCAGCTTCGACAGTGTCAGTCCCGACTTCGAAAACAAATTGATGAGCGATTGTCGATAGTGCATTCTGTAAAGTTCTGACGGGCTCTACAGTTGCATATTGAGGATTTAGGCGATCCTCTTTTTCTTGTGTTGACCAACCCTTAATACTCATTCAATTTCTCCCCGTCATCGGTGCGGATCTTAGTAAATATTCTTATTCTTATGATCACCTTTTTTTTTAAAGGTCAATCATCTTCTCTTGTCATAATACAAATCTACAGTAGCCGTACAAGTGGTTGTGCCACCTGTAAAATCAAAAAAGACTCGGGCATAGGTCATGCCAAAAGTGGTGGCTCTGACTGTTTCTGCTGTAGTTGTAGTTGCTGTTGTAAATGTAATCCAATCCAACCAAGTACTATTATCCGGACTGGTTTGAACTTTAACGACTAAGCTTGTCCCTGCGCCAATTGCAGTTATTTTTAAAAGAGCAGCAAAATCAACTTGAAGACCTTCAAGAGAGACCGCAGTTGTATAGGTATCTCCTGAGATTGCGCCACTGGAGAGAGTAACTTTATTCACACTTGCCATTTTAAAATTCCTTTTAAATCAGGCGCTAGTGAGATTCGAACTCACGCATAGGCTAGGCTCGTCAGCTCCAACCCTGTTCTGCCCCTGAACTATAGCGCCTCATTTTTTACTGATTAGGTTTCATCCGCAGCGTCATAGCCTTGAACGATCAAATAAAAGACAGCATCAGTTGCGGCATTCGCATTTGATTTGGTCAGAACTTGTACGGCTGTGGAGCTACAAGCTGCAATTTCTGCATAGCAGGTTGCAGTTTGACAAGAAGCTACCGCAATTGGAGTTCTTGCGAATGGCTTTGCAAATGTAATTGTATAATCGCCAGTGCCATTATCAGCCAAGGTAGCGTCAAAAGAACCGATATTGATAGCCGCTGTACCCGTACCGGTGACTTTAAAAGCAAGTTGTCTAGGGAGTCTTTGAGTGGATTTAATTTCTCTTAACATGTTTTTCTCCGTGGAAAAAAGACCTAAGCCTCATCCT